CCACATTGATCGGCGCCATTTATCGCAATGCTTTTTGCGATTGACTGATAAGTGTTTTGTATGGTCGTAAGGGAGCACCCGGAAAGGGCGGGGCAGAGTGGCGCAAGCGCAATTAAGAAGGTTGGTGGCGTAAGCGCCTTCAATACCACCGATCTTCCTCCTTGGTTAGTACCAGCTTACCATCAAGCAATAGCGAAGGTTGCTCAAGTCGCCTTTTGGAATTTGATACTGCCGCTCTGACGGGAAAATAAACGGTCCCGAGTACCCGCGTGGTAATAAATTAAAAGAGGTAGTCCAAAAAAACGCAGCCTCGCACCGCGCAGTCTTTTTTGCGTACCCATCGAGGTACGAGTCATAAAAAGAAATGCCATCCAAGTCTCCAATGCACCGCTGCCCCGGAGGAAAGCGGGGCTGATCGCCGTGAACCTCGCAAATGTAATTGCGAAGGCATGTCGGACGAATTGTAGAATCAACCAGAGAATCTTCCGAAACAATTTTAGCCGCCTCTCGCAGTAGAACCTTGCGAGCCCTGTCGCTGAAAGGATTTTCTAAAACTGGACTGTATCGAACAAAAGCTCGATCACCGAAGTATGCCTTGAGCCTGCGAAGTCGCAGCCGAAATTTCCGCAGCAACTTTGCGTCTCTTGCTATGATCGCGCCCTCAGCCTGCCTTAACGTCATCCCGTTAAAAAAATCATGCTTGCCGCATTTTCTGTTGCGCTCCGGGAAGCAAGTGCCGTTAGTAATGTGCACTCGCACATATCTAAAACTTCCCATTGTCATAAAGCGATCTAAACATTCGCAAGTGCCAGACGGGGAAAAGGAATCCGCTAGAAAGCCCAGGGCGGGCTCGTCAATGCCCCGATAGGCTCGCAAGGCTGCCGCGCAGGGGAACTGGGGCGAGCAAAGCCCAATGTAGCTAGCGCCAGCCAAGGGCTCTGAATTTGCCGTGGCTGAGACAACTAAAAAGCTAAGTAAAACCAAAACAATTTTTCTACTCATACGGGTAGGCTTCTTGGCAAATCATCTCAATGACTCGCTCGCTTCTAGGTCCAACTTGCTTGCACCAAAGGGAGCTTCTCAGTCCCTTTTCAACCAAGAGCCAATCGCCGACTCGCGCAGCCCTGATTGTGTTCTTGAATTGCGAAAGAGATGCAAAGCCTAAATTAAATGCCAGGTTAATCCATCCAAGTTGCCGATTTTCACTCCAGTGGTCAAAGAGCTGGTCAAAGATGCGCTTGCACGCGCGAATTGCCGCCTCCACATCCTCACTCAACATCTGATGTGCGGTCGCCTTGGAGATTCCGTTGGCGTCTAAATTTCTGCCAACACCGATTGTTAAAAAGCCCTGCGAGCAGCGGTACGGCTTGAGTCGCAGCCCCTCATCGCGCTCCAGCATTTTCCTGATCTTTACAGCTTTGCTGCTGTCCATCGTTAAGGGCGCTTGCCCTTTTCTTGAATTAGGTAGTCGATCTTTAATTCAATTCTGTCGAGTCTCTTATTGAGCCCCTCTACGTTTGCCTCCAAAACCGAAACGCGCTGACTTCGCTCGCCAAGCTCGTGAGAAATGCTGTTCACCCTACTCGTAAGGTCGGAAAGCCAAAAGCCGCCAATGGAGCTAATTACCCCCAGGAGTCCGCTGACGACCCACTTAAAAATATCCGTATCTATTGTCGAGTTTGCCACGTTGGATAAAACAGCCCGTATGCTCATAGACCATGACCTTAATCATGGTATCAAGGGGCGGTTTTATGCGCTATAGGCTAAATGGCTAGGAGAAGTCGGTATTTTCGGACAACTTCTTCTCTTCTTTCGGCAAAGCAACAATCTTGCGCGCAACAGACTGGAGGGCGCCAACCACTTGAAGGGCATTGGGGTCGAGCGGCGCAATTTTTACGTCGTTAAGCAGTTTAAGTATTAAGTTTTTCTCGTCTTCTGTCAGCATTTTTACAAAATGACACAGCCAAAAAATTGCGTCAAGTTATGGCGGCAAGCCTTTGCTTAAAAGCTGTGGGACTTGCTCGCGTTAGTTTGACGTAGCCATTTGCACTAGAAGGTTTATGTGCCCTCTAAAACGTCTAGTCGAGTTTGTAGAGAGGACACTTGCGCTGACAATTCTTGTATTGCTTTGCAAAGAACAGAAACTAATCTGTCGTAGCTCACGCCGTCCGGCAACCCGTTGCTAGTTTTGCTGACAACCTCTGGCACCACGTTTGCCATTTCTTCGGCAATAAACCCAACATCCTCGCGACCACTATCCTTGTATGAAAATTGCCGTGATTGCATTGCTAAGACGGCTGAGAGCCCGTATGCGGAATCGCGCACGTTGTCTTTGTAACGCAGGGAAGAAGTGTCATACGTCCACTGATTGTTGGTGGTGTCATATTTCATGGCATTGGTGCCAGCGCCAGTGCCAATGCCGATAACCTTGGGCGTTGCGTTGAAATAAATAGTGGGAACAGCACTGTAAGCGCCGCCGCTGTAAGCCGCGCTATAATTGCCAATGGCTACAACGGTTGTGTCGGCAACACGCGCAACAAAAGCAGAACCGTCGCCTGTGCTTGTTGTTCCACCGCTGACTGTGATGTAGTTTTGACCAGCGCTTCCACCAACCGCAATTTTCTCGCTCGTAAATACTGGTGCCGAAGTCCGATTGACTAGCAAACATCCGTTTGAGTTAAGCGCACACACGGCGGAATTTGAAGAATTTACAAACGAAAAATAATTCGCTGTAGGACTCGCCGATGTTTGCTTGACGTAAAGTCCAATGGTCGCAGACCCGTGATAGACACTCAACCTTCCACCGGAAACGCCGCTGTCTCCAATCGTGCAACCGTCTAGAAGATCCTTTCTACCGCCAAAAATTTGCGTACCGTTGCTGACTAAGCCTCGAATCGCATTAGTAGCACTTGGAAGGTGTAGCGTGTGAGTGTTAGAGGCTGACGCCCAATACGGCTGACCGCCGCTGTTACCGCTCCCTATAGCAAAAGTCTGCGTCGCGCCCGTTTGAGAATTTAGGCTGGAAATGCCGCTGGACGCTGCGCCCACTTCGACAATGGAGGCAGTTCCGTTGTCTTTTTTTAAGAAAAGTTTACCGTCGTAAGTTGATATTGCCAGCTCACCAAGCTCCAGATCGTTTACTGTTGGAACCCTGCCCTGGACGGCGCTTCTTTTGATTTTGAGTGTGTTTGCCATTTTATGTCACCCGCAAAGTAGGCGTTATTTATAAAGCGCCCCCCGTATCTACGGGGGGCGCTACGATTACAGCTTTTTAGAAGCTGCCGCCGTCAAATACCACGTTATCAATGGAACCACCGGTGATGCTAACATTGTTAGCAGCCTGAGTAGCCATTGAACCTAGACCAAGAGTCGTGCGAGCTGCCGACGCATCAGCATCGTCAACCAGCGAACGCCCGAAGCTGCTGAAGTCAGCAACTGCGGCAGATCCCGAACCATTAAAGTACGGGAGCTTGTCTGCTGCACTCGTGAGTCCAGCCAACGCGCCAAGGTTTGCCGAGTACGCCTGTACGTTTGTCCCGATTGCGAGACCCAACGTAGTGCGCGCATCGCTTGACGAAGCATCATCAAGCAAGGAGCGCGAGAACGTCGTAGTCGTCACATACTCGGCAGTCTGCGAGTCCGTGTATCCGACCAGTTTAACATCGCCAAGAGCAAATGCTCCACTCAGGTCAACGATTGCCTGAAGTCGCTCATCCTGCGCTTGAACATCAACGCCAATTTCCACGCCAAGATTTTCTCTTGCCGTTGCTGCATCGCTCGCACCGGTACCGCCATGCGCTACTGCAACGTCAGTGCCCTGCCATGAACCAGCGGTTACTGCACCAGCGGCGCTAACAGTAAACAGCGAAGTCTCATCGCTGTTTTGCAGCTCCATGAGGTTCGCTGACTGGCTTGGTCGTCCAGTAACGATAAAACCCTTTGTGGAATTGCTGTTTATTTCAACATGGAGTTGTGCGCCTGGCGTGTAGCGATTAAGACCCCAAGAGTTAGTCTCAAGGTCAATCGTAGCTGCCCAATTCCCATTCAGATTTCCACCTGAACGCTGAAGATACATTTTGCCACTGAAGAGACTCCACGTGGCATCGCGTCCCCCTTCAGTGTTGTGCAACGTGAGGGCAGCGTTTGAGGCGCTGACAGTCATGTTGCTGCTGAATGTCTTTTCTCCGGCAAAAGTCTGTGAGCCAGTAGTAACCAGACCTCGATTTGTTGAGCTTGCGCTCGGAATGTTGAAGGTGTGCGTAGTACCGTCTGACGAAATACCAAAATCCGTTCCCGAAGATCCGGCAGCGAAAGTTTGGGTGTCACCTGTCAGTCCGTTTAGCGAACTAATTCCGGTGTCAGCCGGAGCAGCCCACACAGCATCAGAACCCACCTTTGTGAGAACATGACCAGCCGTTGCCGAGCTTACAGCCGACAGTGCGTTAATCGCAGCCTGCGCAGTGGTCTGCCCTGTTCCGCCGTACGCGATACCTACAGTCGATCCCTGCCATGTTCCTGAGCTGATCGTTCCAACGCTTGTGAGCGAGGATGAAGTAACGCCAGAACCAAGGGTTGTGGACGAAAGGACTTCGGACCCGTTAATGTGGAGCTTCTTTCCAGAGGCAAGGTCTAGGTGCTCGGAAGAAGTGAAAGCCCCAGTTGCGCTAGCCCACTTAAACTCCTTGTCTGAGGCTCCCTTAACGCGAATACCGCCACCATTGGCTGTAACGTCTGTCGGGGTGTCTACCGCAGCAATTTCAATGAGCTTGTCCTTAACTACCAGATCAACGGTGCTGATCGTTGTAGTTGTGCCATTCACACTAAGATTGCCATTTACAACGAGATCCTCGACGGTGAGATCGCCACCTGAAAGATTTAGGTCTTTGTTGGCATCGACCACAAGCGCCTTGCTTGCAGAAGCGGTGCCAGGGGTTACATCGTCGAGTTGATTGAGTTCAGCGGCGTTAGCTGTAACAGAAGCGCCATTCAACTGAAGTGAGTTGATGTTGACACTAGCAACAAAAGACTTGTCGCCATCGACTGTCTGATTGCTGTTTAGATCAACAAACGCACCCCTACCAGCAATAGCAACAATAGTGTCCGCCGCCGAAGAGTTGCCGCCCTTTCCGTAGTAAAGCGTATTGTCTACTTCGTTAAATGCAAGCTCGCTGTTGACGAGACTGCCAGGACTGCCAGCCGCTCCAGATACTCGGCGCTTAATGCGAATTGTATTTGCCATTAGAAATTTCCCCCGTCCACTATGTCACTCGATTTTATGTTTACCCACCGTTGGGTGGCTGAATTGAACCTGATTAAATCATTGTTTCCCAAGTTTGTAACAGATACTAAATAGCCTCCAATTAAACTTTCTCCCGGAGGTCCGGGCGGACCTTGAATACCAACGCTGATAACCTGAACCGACCCACCAACTTCCAGTACAGAAACCTCGCCGCTCATCGCGTCACCTCGCGGCTAATAAAAACTCGCCCCTGTGTCAATCTTGTCACAAACCCGGACACGGCGATAAGCTCTAGGTCATACACCGCATCGACCTGAGCCAGGCTGGCAGTCAGCGCGGCGCTCATGGAAATGGTTATTGTGCCCGCCGCGCCACCGAGGGTAATTCCGCCCCCGACATCGCTTGTCAGGGAGACAATATAGTCCTCAGAGTCGAAGTTTTCGCGGATCTGCATCCTGCCAGAATACCCGGTGAGGTTTATGGGGCTGCCAGCTTCATCCTTCCAGGTAAGCGGCAGAGAAAGGTTAGCGCCCTGCTCGATT